ACAATGTCACCGTCGATCAGCACTTTGCGTTTACTCATTACCAAGATACTCCGAAGGTCATTTCACCATCATCTTTCTCAAAGCCTACATCTTCGACATACGTAAAGCCCATTGCTCTAGCTGCATCAGCATATAACTGCGACAGACTTTGTAAGTCTTCGATGTTACGAGTCATGCTCATTCTACCGTCTACTCCATCAATTTCGATGTCGTTAATAGCAGTGATGATTACTTGCATTAAAATACAGGCTCCTCTTGTACATATGGCACATGCTCTGTGATGGCAATCTTCTCCATCGTAACAATCTTATTGTCCCATACATCAAACTTGATGATAGCTTTACTACCGTTACCAATAAGACCTAAACTGTCCCATGAGTATGGCTCATACCCACTATCTGTCTGCATCAGGATTTCGGGTGGCCCCATAACTACGCCATTTTCTCCTGTTTCCTTGTTGACAAACTTAGGGTTCATGTGAGGTCGTTTAGCCTTGTAGTATTCTTTACCCTCTTTGTCTGTTTTAAAGAGTTGAGCCATCATACCACGGTTCGGGATACCGTCCTTAATCATCTTGGCTTTTTGCTCCTCATTGACAACACAGTTAACAACGTATTGACCTTGTGTTTCATCAAACTTACGAGCCATGTCAGAATCATCTTGTGGCCCCATGTCACGATCTTCTTCACGTAACTTAGACCATTCCAACATGCATTCTACGTATACTTTCTTACCCATACTGGTTCCTTTCGTCGAGTCTGGTATCTATATATATGTACTTTTTTAGAGACTTTGCTACCAAAGTTTCATATTTATTTCTAATGGACATCTGCATACGTCCGTCCGAACTGTGCATCTACCCCAAGGTCTACGTTAAGTTGTATCTTGTTGTTGACCTTTTCGATTGCACGTTCCATAAGTGATTGTATTTGTTGTTCTTCTCCTTCTTTTACTAATGCTATAATCTCGTCATGAAACTGTCCGATAGTCTTGACACCGTTCTTGCGACACATTGCCACCCAACTATCGAAACAGAATACGCCTGTACCTTGGTTCAGTGTACTGAAGCGATCCTTATCAGACCGCAGAGAATACCAGAACTTAGACACAGGGTTCTGAACCCACATAGAACCAAATAGCTCACGTACACGTAACCCTTCTGCCACCTTCTGTACTGACCAGTTACGTGACCAGAATGCATCTAGCAGGGTCTGTGCCTCAGTCTTAGTCATACCTGTCTCACGAGACAGTTTAGCGGCTCCTACACCATACGTAGCACTATAGTTTACTACCTTGTAGTTCTTACGCAGTGCCTTAAGGCTACGTTCCCCAGAGTTGTGCTTGTCGATGTCATCTTGCGTGATAACACCTGCGTGTTTAGCTAGGTCGAGATGCGGATCAAAACCGTCCTTAGACATCTCAGCGACATAATCAGGGTCTAGTGGTTTCATGTAATGTCGTTTGGTTGTGTCCTCTAGTGAGGTCATATCAGCACCACACAAAGTGTAACCTTCAGGTGCAGTTAGACACCCTCTGATCTCTGCTCCGTAGGGTTTATCAACTGATGGCAGGTTGACCAATGGTCGGGCGTGACGAAAGCGGAGTGTGTTAGTGAACCCTGCAATAGTTGCTTGCACATATCCATCTCTTTCTGACTCAACCATTGATTTAAGGACACCAATACGATGTGAAAGAACAGAGAGGCCATCAAGCAAAGCAATAGAGGGTTCCTGTTCAACCAGTTCACGTACTGAGGGACAGAGTTCTCCGTCTTTCCGTACTTGTTCCAATTTCCGTTCATCACCTGTTACCTTGTCTCTTAGGAATTTGAAGGTTCGAGGTTTCCACCCCAGACTAAAGAGCCAATCTTTGACTTGTTCCACAGAGTTAGGATTTGCCCTCTCTTCTCCCACCTTAACCACCAGACTTTGTGTAGATACTGGTTGCCGTTCTTGCTTACAAAGCTCAACCCAGCGTTCCCCATGTGAAGATAGACTACCATCTTTTTTGCACATGACTTTTGGCTTTTGTCGTGTTGCAAATAGATTACGTTTTGGCATTGCGTCAGCGAGGGCTTCTGTCTTTTCATCTTTCAGGGTCTCCCATTCCTGTAGGTGGGCCTTAGCCTTGTCTACATCTAATTTCCACCGTAGGGTCTCTTGCTCTCTAGCACAGTCCATCTTGAACATCAGATAGTCAATGAAGCGGTCTTTCTCTTCACTGTCCTGATACAGTTTGTTCAACTTAAGGTCTAAATCACGATAAAGACGAGAGTTGATCTTAACGTCCTCATTACAGCGGTGGGCATACTCTTCTGGTGTTAGAGTGTTCCAGTCCTTGATAACTGGTTTAGGCACTCCATAGTCCTCTCCGTAGCCCTCAAGCCCATGTCGCATACGATCATGATTAAGATACCACGACAAAGGTAGAGTGTCGATCAGACGAGACTTAACCTCAATCCCAAGTATCTTTTCCACGGCAGGGATGTCAAACCTGATAATGTTGTGACCAATGAGAGTAGGTGCTTCCGTGAAGAAGATACGCATAGCCTCATAGTCGTGTGTATGATGCACATTTCCATCGTCACCCTTCCACGACAGAACGTGTATCTTTGTCATCTGATCTAACAGACCATCTGTTTCAATATCGAATACTGGCACTATATTACCTCTCGTAGTGTAAACGTATCGTAGTTAAATCGCATCTTACCTGCTGCACCTTCCTCAGAGGATGGACGGTTTTTCTCAATCTTGAGATACGTTGTGTTGCGTTCTTGTAGGTCATCAGCTTCTTTGTCACGATACAAGTCGATGATAACTGATGCACGTTGACCAATCATCTTACAATACTTGAAGTCACCGTTCTCGTTAGTGTGACCAATACTGACAATACCTACGTTTAATTCTGCTGCAAGTTTAGACAGACGCACTGACAGGTCAGCTAACTGTTGTTCCTTGCTTTCCTCAGATGATCCAGAGATTACATCTTGGATAGGTTCAAAGAACACAAACTTACAACCACAAGCCTGACTAAAGAACCTGATCTGGTCAATCAAATCTTCAGCCCCTTGACCATCACCTAGATAAAACTGATAGAAGTTCTCGTCTTTAGTGATGTCTTTAATGGCCTGTATGACATCCTCTTCTCGTCCTTTCTCTTCGATCAAATCTCTGCGTGTCAGATTGTCGTTCAAGTGATACGACACAAGACCAAGTAGAGACCGTAGTTTGGTTTCTTCTAAGTGCCATGCAGCAATAGGTACACCATTTGTAATCATACGATATTCTAGATACCGCATAAGTTCTGTCTTCCCGATCCCTGTAGGTGCTTTGAACACTGTGAAATGTCCTTGCATCAGACCTAAGATTTTGTCGTCTAGACCTTGGATACCTGTTTCTACATATACATGCTCTGGTGTATCGTGATACAAAGACAAGAACTGGTCAGAGGTGTTTAGGATGTTCTCAGGTGTATACTTCTTAGCATTCCACCATGCACCTTTGAACTCTGCCTGTGCGCCATTCTGTAAGAACTCATTAGCATCTTTGTACTTGTCGTGTGGTACACGGTAGACCTTGTTAGGGAATAACTTAGCCATACGATCTGCAAGAGCATTACCTGCGTCATCATTATCGACAGATAGGATGATCTTCTCAAACCCATCTAGCCATTCCTTACAGTTCTCCCAGAGCTTCTTAGATGGCGTAGCAGAGGGTAAAGAGACCACAGGGTTAGTGTAACTGCTCTTAAGCATTTGTGCCACTGACAGGGCATCTAACTCGCCCTCTGTTACCGTTACCATCTTGGACGACCCAGATGTAAACAGGTTCATGCCAAACAGTTCATCACCTTTGAAACCATCTTTAGTGTAGAAGGCTTTCTCATCAAGACGACGAACCTTAATTCCCCCACTGGGGTACACATACTCCTGACGATCAGGAAATGTCTTTACGCCATAGTCTTCCATTGTCGTAGCATTGATACCACGCATGGATTGGTAACGACCTGAATCCACAGATTCTATTTTCTTAGGTGTATAATCTATCACATTCATATCATCCCATTCCTTATTCCCACTGGTGGGGTATTTCTCTTTTGCCCAGTCAAACATCTCTCGTTTGGATGGGTATCCTGTGTTGCAAGCGTGGCACTTCCCATAACCATCAGTGTTATAACTGAAAGCATCAGAAGAGCCACACGACACATAAGGACACGGTTTGTGTGCTAATTCTGCCATTAAAATACCGACACTACTAACCAGTTATTCTTGTAGGCGAACATATTACCAACTAACAGTTTTGGAGTACCTGATATTTTCTCAAGTATATGGTCAACAGACCCATGAGATTTCTTGCTCATATTCTTAAACACCTCTTGATTAAGAAACTGGAGTTTATGGTTTGTAGACCCAGTTTTAAAGTGTAACCTTGGAATCCAAGGATAGGATTTAGAAGAAGTACCTTCCTTGATATTCTTGTTCTTCTCTAACGCAAACTTAACAGTGTCTCTAGGCTCTACGACAGCTATTGATAGCCTCTTTTCATTAGCCTCTGCGATTGAATTAACCCTTGGCAACATTTTCAAGACACTGTCTCTATCATTAACGATAGACTTAACTGTTATACGACTGTTGATATTTTCGTGAACGTCAACACCACGAGGGCCATGTATCTTCCAACTCTCATGTCGAGTGTCTTTTGAATTACGTTCAAGTTTTATCTCACAGACAGAAAAGTCTGGTGGTAGGTTCTTCATGGCTAAGGGATAGACCCGAAGAAACTGACGTAGTTCTGGTGAGAAAAAGATACTGCATACAGTCTGACGACCTTGACGATCTGTTTCTGGATGTGTCTTACCTAGTAGGATTGCATCTTCAATAATCATTTGTTTGCCTCTTTCGTTTTCTCAATAAGAACGTCACCATGACAACCGTCAGGACAGCACCAACATACAAGAAGTTTACCTGACAGTTCACCAGACTTAAGACGATGTAAAAGACCGTCCTTCATGTCGAGATACTTACGATACTTGCTGATGACAGTCTCACGATCACCATCTTCACCAATAACAAAGGGATTACCCCAGTCAGTGCCACGAGTGATCTTTACGTCAAGACCTTCAGCTTCTGCCCAACACAGCAAAGCATTGTCTACAGGCAGCCCATCATCTCCTTTGCTCAAGTTGGCTAATGCAACACCACCCTTCTCGATCTTACGACGACGATCCATCTGGCTCTGCGACCACCCTTGCGACAAGAAGGATTTAACCTCTTTGACACGTTGACGAAGGCGCATAACAGAATGACCCTCACGTTCACATTCGTCTAAGAGTTTGTCTTGTTCTTCGATAGGCAGTGCTTGAACTTCCATGTGATGCCCAAAAGACAACTTCTGCCGACGACGGCAGATTTCAAATGCGGAACATACTGAACCTGTTGAGTCCAATGTGCTACGTGAAGGCCCATCCCAAGTATCTTCAGAAATCAACTTTGCACGTTCACCATAAGCGTGGCCTTTATTCCACCAGTCACCCAAACGCCATTTGTAGTCTGAGTAGTCTTTGTTTAACGACAACCCCTCCTGAACCCACTTATCGTAATCTGTCGAGTTTAACAATTCTTCATTAACGACAGGTTGATTACCACTTACGTCGATAAAATCTAATACTTCAGCTTCCATACTTATGTTTCCTTCTCTAGTAGTTATAGTATACCTAAGCAGAAAACTTAAGTTATACGTAAAGGGGACACTTGCTTATATGTACTTTTTTCGAGTTCTAGCAACCTATGCAACTTAGAAAGTACAGCTTTTTCCCTTTTTGTTACTGCTTGGCGACTTATTTGCAACACTTCTGACACTTCCTGTTGTGTCATATCTTCCCAGAAACGCATCTTCATCAACTTCCAGTCGGCTGCATTCAGGTTAGATACAGCTAGTGATTGTACATAAGCCAACCACTCTTTGTGTTCGTATAAATCTTCTGTCGATGGTACTTGAGACATATACTCTTCATACTCTATAGAATCACCATACAGTGCCTGTTGTAAGGCTGTAGCAGTCCAACCATCTACATCATCATCAGCAGTCATAGACTTAGCTTTACCTTGCACTGGTACGTGTACAATAGCCCTCTTGATGTTGTAGTATTCGTTCATAGCAACGGCTGCTGACTTGTGCAAGATTGCACCACTTGTCTTACCCTCTGCCCTCAACTCAAGGCATTTGATAACACCTTCAGACACTAGGTCGTCATACTCTTGCGGATCGTTATATTTCCTCGCAAGGGATCGACACATTTTTATGATATCATCATTCGTCATTCTTATTCCTCTTTCAGGCAGAACTCACAGAAATCTGTATTTGCTATATTCCCACAGGAAACACACGTATTTTCACTGTAGGGGGTACGGTTAGCTTCAGCCTTTTCCTTAGCTCTCTGACGCTCTTCGTCAGTCATAGGGGGTATTTTATCTTTAGTCATCCTCTTCTCCATATACTAATGCTTCCCACGATACAGGAAACAGCCCTAACATCATCTGGTCAATCTGTTCGGCAACCAGTGTTGTCTCATGTTGTGTATCGTCCTTCAGACGTAGATTACACATATCAGCCCATGCGTCTAACGATCCAGACCAATACCATGAGGTCATCATGTTCTGTGGTAAGATGGATCGTGCTTGCTCTGGTGCGACACCTTCCTTAATCATCAGATCGTAAGTTGATAGGGCATTACGTATCGTAGCATGATACATCATTTCAGCTTCTTGGCTAATTTCCATCGGCCCCCCTGATCCCTGCTTTGAGTTCTCAGGTTTCTCTCGCCAGTATGGTTCGTAGAACTCTGGTTCATACTTCACGTAACGACGACTGATCTCATTCCACCGTAGGAACTTATGCTTGACCAACTGTCGGGCGACGAACACTGGTGCATCCACACGGAAGGTAGCAAACCCATGTCCAAATGGTGATGTATGCTTATGCTTTGCTAGATAGCTGATCAAGCGTATATCCTTGTCACTGAGTACACGATATTCCCCTGAGTGTATCTGACCACGCCAGTCAGAAGTGTTAGCGTATGACACTCGTGCAGCACGTACAACCGTAAGGTCATCACCCATATGCTCAATCAGGTCTACGTCAATTTCACCTTTTTTCATCAGGTTGTTCTCCTTTGTGTTTACGTTTCCTGTCAGGGACAGGTTTCTTTTTGTCGGGTACTACCCTTGGCTTGTACTTAGGATGCCTAAGTGCTTTTGCAATAGGGTTTACTCTTCTTATTTCCATTCCTTTCTCACTTTCCAATACACCCAACACTCTGAGCAATGGTCTTTACCTATGAGCAGGTCTATTAACCACACTAGGTTAGGTCTCTTGTCCTTCTTCCACTGCCAGTTACGTGCAGAGAATGTTTGATTGTTACTACCACCCAACAACACATTAAGCAATACAGATAGGGCAGTCATAACCCTAAAACAATACTTCGCCATTTTCATCGTAGGGGTTCCTGTAATAATCTTTAGCCATGCACTCTTTACGTGGGTCTATGAC